ACCATCATTTCAGTTAGACATGCGGTGAGGTTCAGTTCCTGGTCGGCAACAAATGCTGCCTGATATTGATACTTGGCGAGAATCAAGACAGCATTCGGAATCGTGGACTTATCCATAATATCATAAAGACTATCATAGATCTTACGATAGATCTTTGCAGGGTCATCGCTACCAAAATCAGCAACCCACTTGCGCATTGCACTGAAGTTTTGATCTCGCAGAGAGGTGACCAATTCATTGATCGAAACATCAGCAATGCTGGTAAGAATACCAGAATCAATCTTACCACTGACAGAATAGCGTTGAAGTTCGTTTAGAACACGACGATAATCTGGAAAGTGCTTCTTGACAACTTCAGCCAGCACTGCCTTATCAAACGGAATCTTTTCACCTGTAAGAATTTCTGATGCACGTTTCATGAACGCCATCGCCATCTTTGGCTTATCTTCCTTACGCAGTTTGAATTCAATTACTGCACATCGACTATGCAACGGTTCAATGATACGATTCTTGAAGTTACAAGTCATGATGAAAGTGCAGTTATGCGCAAACTCTTCCATCGCAGCACGCATGGCTGGTTGCGTACTATTTGGGTTCAGATAATCTGCCTCATCGATGATGATAACTTTCTTACCACCACCAAGAGACATCGCACTTGCATAGTTCTTAATCTTGACTCGGAAAGTGTCAATGCCTGATTCGTCCGAGCCGTTAATCATCAGATAATCGCAACCGATCTCGTCGCACAGTGCACGAGCAACGGTAGTCTTACCTGTTCCTGGAGTGCCGCAAAGCAAGAGATGGGGAATCTCTTTGCGGTCAACATAAGATTGGAAAGTGCTCTTGTATTCATCAGGAAGAATACAATCGGCAATAGTATGAGGACGGTATTTTTCAACCCACAACGCTTCATTCATAATATAAATTCCTCACAAAGAGAAGATGGGGTGGAGGAGGTGAACCCTCACAGCGGCAGTCTGGCGGATTGTGCTGTCAACAAGAACAGTTGCACCCCAAGTTTTTATTTAGCCACATTCTCATAGATAGTCTGAAAGTCACTCTGCTCGGCAACTTCTTCCTCATAGTTGCGCTTGTGGTAAACTTTCGCCAGTTTACGACTCAACTTCTTTGGAATCTCACATTCGTCTTGCATTTTCTCAAGGATCTCTTTGATAAGATCGCGCTCTGCTTCAATGCGAGTCAGAGAGTTTGAGATTTCCTGAAGGCATCCCAGAACCTTTGCTTTATCAAGTGCCATGATTATTCTCCGAATGTCGAACTTGCGGCTTCGATTGCAATGTAGTAAGTGATATCAACGGTCTTATGCTTGAAGCGAGCAAGACCTTTCTTGGCAATCGCAACATCATACGAACCTTCAAGCAACTTGAAGTTTTCGACTTTCATTACAACCTTGAATTCCTTACCATTCTCGACTGTTCCAATCTCAACCTTGGACTGGTCAGCAGAATCATCCTTCACATCTGTAGCAATGAAGTGAATAGTAGAACCGTCGCTCTCAAACACAAAGTTCGGCGAACCAGAGATGCCAGCACTCTTGCGCATCCAGTCAAGATCTTCTTGCGAAAGACTGAATGAACAATCAGGCTCACCAAATGTGATTGGCTTTTCGGGTGGAGTTACAATAACCTTTGACGAACAATACTTGATGTAATCTGACTTCTTGTTTGCGCTGATGTTAATCTTATCATCATCAAACGCCAAGTCAGCATCCTTATACAAGGAAACCTTTGCCAAGAGTTTGTTTAGATCATACAACGCAAACTCTTTCGGGAAGTCTTCACCAACGGTTGCTTCGACGAAAATTGTTTTGAGCGGGGAAATTGTCTTCAAAGTTTTGCCAGCCTTAAACTGGAGACTTTGATTAATGCCTGAGAAGTTCTTCAGGACTTGCACTGTATCTTCAGAAAGTTTCATAATTAACGACCTCATTTGCTTCAACACGATTATTATATAACGAATCAACCAACTTGTCAACCCTCACGGTCAACTCATCTAACGAACAATTATTATCCATCACAATATCATAATGTAAACCAACCCAAGCCCATTCTGAATAATGAACTTCTGGATATGCATTGCGCATTATTTCTTGTTTGTTATAGATATTGCACTCACGAGCAAGCGCAAACCATTCTGGATCTTCACCACGACGAACACGAACAACCTTACCACCAGACTTTACGATTGCATCAATCTCGTTTGGAAAACGAACATCAGCAATCACATAGTTATTGTAAGGAGCCTGTTCGCAGCGACGCAACACAGTATGAACCCAGAGGTCAGGGTGAAATACATCACGACCTGCCTCTGTGCCCATTAACTGGAGTGCTAATCTTGGTGAGAACTCACGACCGAGTTTTTCTGACCACCATACATCTGGTTGTTCGCGCCATGCTCGGGATTCTAAAGTATCACCCTCAAGCATGGCACGATTCCAACCGAAGATCGAGGCACAGGCATCTTTGACGCTATTTGCAAAACTCTCTTTGAAGAAATCATGACGATCTACCAAAAGATCTGCAACTGTACCTTTACCTGCTCCAATTTGACCGACCAATCCAACAATCATAAAATATTAAAGTGTTCCAACCCAAGCAGCAACGGCTGGCATATCACCAGTAAATGCATAGGTGCCGATATGATGTGTACGCATCCAAGGGCAGAGCCAAATCTCACCACCCAAACGACGCCACCACTGGCAGAACATGTAGTCTTCAGACAAGTAACGATCTGAACCGAAGCCACCGTTTTCCTTGCTATCAATCACTGTATCAAAGTATGCATGGATGTAACGCGAACCGTCGAAGTTTGCTTGACCAGCATGGTCTGGCTTGTAACGAAGTTGAGGATAGGCTTCACGGAACTTGTCGAACACATGACGCTTCACCATCATAAAGCCAGTGCCAATCTCAAGAACTTCAATTGGCTCAGCAACTGAGAACTTCTCGGTGCCAGGTGCAGGATTGAACACGAAGTCGCCAGCAACCTTTTCCAATTCACCAGCATCGATATCTGGGTTCTTCTTTACTGCTTCTTTTATAGAGTTCCACTTAATGGACTTCTTTGGATATGGTCCGCCGATAACATCCTTGTCGAGAGCAAGAAGCGCAATCACATCTCGTGGATCGAAATGAATATCAGCATCTAAGAACAATAGATGCGTGAAATCTTCTGCGCGAAGAAATTCATCTACGAGATAATTGCGCGCTCTAGTGATTAGCGATTCATTAAAGATGAATGAATAACGCACTTCAATACCATATTGAGCACAAACAGTTTGAAGGTCTAGACAAGACTTTACAAACATACCATGCGACATACCACCATACATTGGTGTTGCTACGAAAAGTTTATTCTTTCGTAACTCTTCTACTTTTACTTCTAATTGCATATTAACTCCAGAGTAAAAAATTCAAATCAACATATTATATAGTTAACCAAACATAGCATCTAGCGTTGAAGATGCATTAAGTTTTTCATCAAAACCAAAATGATCACACCAAACTGCATCAACCGTGTTATCTAAATTGCTATCATACTTGCCAGTTTCAGTGCTAGCAACTCCATTTGCAAGTTCAATGTATTCGTTAGCAATATTCTTGCGATCAAATTGTTGAATCATTTTGAAGTTGGTATCAACGATCTTATTATACTCAGCCTCACTCATGTTTAGCCAATTGTTAATCAGATCCCCAAACTGTTTTGGAGTGGCATTCCATGGAATCATCAAGTAGTTGACACCTGGTTTGAAGAATCCGTCACCCTCTTCATTGTCAGAAATTCCAAGGTTACGAGCAATGGGAACAACACCGCGTCGCATAGCGTCAACAACTACACGATTGAAATGTTCACCATAAGTTCTAGACCATGATGGATCTAACAAAAATTTCACTCCATCTAAGATCTCATCACGCTTTTGCTCTGACACAAATCCAATATAATCCATACCATTGTTTAGTGCGTTTGCCCAAATAGGTTTGTTGATTCTATCGGAAGTTGCTTGTGGGTCACGGTCAACTGTGCAATAATATTCTGGCTTACACTTATCCTTCGAAGCCATGTACGCACGCTCAATGCCATCACCAGCAACAATTACCTTACCATTGATATAAGGGACTGCGGCGACCAAATCGTCAACACGCTTCCATCGCTTAAAGGTTTGAAGAGAGAAGATCTCATTTTTACGATTGTTAAATGGTGTTGGTGTTACTGTATTGATTTCTTGTGGATTCAAGATTAATTTGCGCGGAATTTCCATAACACCAGCTTGGTTGTATGCGCTCGGATGCACGCATGCGAGACCAGCAATATGCTTACGAAGATGATGAATCCAAGGATAGTTCTTACGAAGATTACCATCATGTACAATGATGACATGCTTCGCGTTTACTTCCGTAAACATCTTCAACCATGATTGCTTTTTCTCAGAATCCTGGCACTTAAATCCAAAAATTGACTGCCAAACAACAATGTCATATGAGTTAGCAAGTTTTACAAAACGATTTACATCTTCGTCATTGATGAATGACAGATACTCGCCGCGCCAACCTTTTCCTTGATGGACTGGAAGTCCAGTTCCAACACCGATGTCATAGCCTTCTTTGTCATAATCCTCAGCAAACTTGCCACCAGATTTAGTGCTGCGTAGATATACAAATTTGGTCTCGTGACCAAGATCTTTAAATCCAGCAATCAATTGCTCGGTGTGAGATATGATTCCACCGAAGTTATTAAAATCATGAACAACAGTTAGTATTTTCATAAATTATCCAAACAAATCTTCTAGGGTAGATGCTTTATTATACGCTTCTGGGTGGTATTTGGCAACCATTTCTCTCCCACCATTTTTCTCAAGGTAATCATACCATTCTTGTTCATCCCACATTCCTGGGCTGATTCCGTTCCATAATCTGCGTTGGAGTGGGTGCTCTTTGTTTTTTCTACGGCACTCAACATAATTAAATCGATGATCTTCATACTCTTTGCTTCCAAGTTCAAGCATCTTTTCGCGCAAATAACACACAAGACTTATGCGCTCTGCATTCTCATCTAAGAGTTCGATTGGCGTATTACCATGAATGTACTCATGGTTATTTACGAGCAACAAGTCGCCTGGTCGAACATTAATTGCGATACGAACTTCAGGTAGAACGAGATATCCACCTGAGTAATTGCCATTGTTAGATAGAACAAGAAGATTACTCAAACCTTCAGTAAAGTCACCAGCATCGCGATGCGCTGCTGTTCGGAATGTCTTGTTTACTGTAACTGTAGTAAACACAGTTCCTGGAACCAGGAATGCTGGATCAATTTTATCAGCCGCTGCGCGTTGAGCGGCATGTTTTGTGGGTAACAGTTCCCTGAATCCCTTGTCTAGCGTTTGAAGAAACGGAAAACCCATCTGAAACTTGTCGTAATGATTTTGTGTATAAGAAGTAGCACGACCGTAAGGAATCCGAGGATAACGATCAAACCATCCAGCAATACCTGAATTGACGACATTAGCATATGTCGTATCGGAGATGTATGTTTCTTCAACGCCATGTGCTTCTTCCTTGCGCTCTTTGATTGACATTTTGATAACTTTCTTAAGCCAAGTTTCAAAATCAAAATTATCTTCTTTGACCTTTGCGCTCAACCACACTAGACCGCGTGAAGAATCTTCGGATGCGTATCGTTCGCGCAAGGCAGCAACTTCTTCGGCAATATTAATTTTGATGACAGAATATTCTGTCTGTTTCTTGAAGAAATCTAGAACGCGCAATTGAAATTCATTTACCCACTCGCGACCACCACACTTTTCACCTTTCGGTCCTGCGGCAAGTCCACGATTTTGAGTTGCTGTTGCTGCTTCACGCAATCCAGTATATGCAGCATCTTGCTCTTGCTTGCTGAAATAGTTTTTACGAAACTTAAATGCAATATTGCTTTCATCTTCACTATGCAGAAAGCAATCAGTGTCTTCATTGATAACAGTATCAAAATGAGATTCATCTAGGAATTGTCCTAGCAAATGCTCACAGTCAATTTTAGATTGCGCGATAATAATTTTTGTCATAAGTTTCTCCTGCTCATGATATTATATATCCAGCAAGTTGCAATGTCAAAAAACTGTGGGGGCAAGAACTGCCCCCACAGAAACCAGAACGGTTTAGCCTAAACAATTAGGCATTCATCGGAACGCTGATGGCGTCGCGATAAAGCGTCTTGCGCGCACGAGCAATCTGACCGCGCTCGAGATACTTCTCGAACTGCGCAGAAGGATTGCCGAGGCGATACGACAGAGTCTTGGTGCCGTCGCTGAGAGTCGTACGGTTCGTGTAAACCGAGATACCCTCATTACGCGCACGATACGCAAGGTCAGCAGCATTGTCAACCTTAAACATCGCACGAACCTGTCGCGATGTCACGGTGTTGCCGCGAGCAAGATAACTAACAAAAGATTCAAGAGCATTAGACATATAATCACCTTAACAAAAATACCCCTTCAATAATACCGCAAGATTGGGGCTTTCCTTGCGATATACCATTTATTATACTACAACAAATGGCAAAAGTAAACTATTGTGGATGCCTCTCAGCAAAAGTTTGCATCCAATTCTTCACAAGATCTTTAGCCTCATTCCTGCTGACACCAAAAGCATCAGAGACATAAGGAGCAGCACCAAACATATTGATTGCACCAGACTCGCGAAGTTTGTCAAGAAACACATTCACCTTTTCTTGCAGTTCCATTACTTCACTCCCTTCGCAGCAACAATCTTGACAAGAGTGTCAAGAACTCGAGCCCTGATGGCTTCCTCTGTGAGACCCTGTGTATAGAACTCATGCATTTCCTTTGCTGAGAATTCCACAGACTCACCCTTGTATGAGAATCGAGTAGACAAAGTCGATTGGTTATGCTCAATCGTTATATCATTCCAATCCACAACAGCAGGAGCAGGAGTTGCCTCCGCATCAACCTTCGTGTACAGATCCAAGAACGCAGTCTTGGTATCAGTATCGAATCGGTTCAAGCACATCTCGATTGCCTTCAAACGATTGTTGAAGATAGAGAATGCCTTGCTGATATGAACAAGACGACGAGTCGAGATAACTTCATCAACTGCACCATCCGAGAAACTCTTGCGGATGACTTCAGCCCAAGTGATAAGACGGTCAATGAAAATCGTGTCAGTGATGCCAAGAACAGCGAAATTCTTCTCAAGAATCTTGCGCTCAGTGGCAGCAGGAGGATATTCCTGCTCGACCGTGATGGCGAAACGCTCGAGGAATGCTTCGTTGAGCAAGTTTGTACCGATGAATCGACCATCGTCGCTGCCCTTGCCCTTCGTGTTCGCAGTCGCAATCACGTTGAAGCCAGCAGCAGGGTGGACAACTTCACCAGTCTTTTTGTCAAAGTATGGCTTGCCCTCAAGAATCGGCTGCAAGCACAGGATATCCTCGGTGCCGAGGTCACACTCGTCAAGAAGAAGAACAGCACCACGACGCATCGCTGTAATCACAGGACCTTCGCGGCGAATCGTGTTGCCATCGACAAGTTCATAGGAACCAATGAGGTCAGACTCATCGGTGCGCTTCGTGATATTGACTCGGATCAACTCACGCTTGAGCGCAGCACAAACCTGCTCAATCATGAATGTCTTGCCGTTACCTGACAAGCCAGTGATGTAAATGGGATAGAAGATTCGCGACTTGATGATGTCGCGCATGTCGTTGTAGAATCCGAACGGAACATAAGTTTCGTTGCGGTCAGGCACAAACGACTCAGTGAGATTTGTGGCACGACGGCTGGCAATATTCACAACCTGCGCGACCATCGCGGCAGCAACCGCAGGGACTTCAGCAGTCTGTTTCGGAGCAGCGATCGCGCTGGCAGCACTCGGTGCGATATTAAACAGACCGCGACCAACCTTGCGCTCACGCAGGATGAAGTATGGGAAATTTGGAATCCCGTTCTTCTTGTTGAGGCAATACTCGTTGAGTTCCTTCAGCGAGATTACATCCTTGTCGAAGTGCGCATGCAACTTCTCAAGAACATCCATCTTGCCTTTCAGATCATAATTAGACTTTCTCACATCAAACTCCATAACAAATATAATTTACCATACAACCATTATCGCTCGAATCGACTATAAAGTAAAGCGGTATTTTCTTTATATAAATCAATAACTTACGCAACGGCAAGTTCTTCAGCCAATTTAGTCAATAGCAGACGATTGCTCTTCTTGCTTCCCAGGTTCTTGGAGAACTCACGAGCCATCTTGTTCTTGTTCATATTGCTGGTGATAGCAAGTTCTTCGTCAACAATGTTGCTACTCGGAAGAGCAACATAGAAATAATTGTCATAACCAAGACGATCAACAGCAAAGTAATTATGCTCGCGGAAAGTTTTCTTGGCAGCATCTTGTTCAGCGGGAGACTTATCATTAACAAGATGTTTCATATCACGCTGAATGGCTTTCTTGTTGCCAACAAAGAAACCGATATGCTTACAGCCAGTGACATCGGTAACAAGTTCCGTGAGCGCAGACTGCATGTTATAACTATTTTCCACCTTGACTTTCTTCTTGGTCTTTTTATCAATCAGATAGACAACAGATTGACGACGAATATCATACAAAGAAGAATCGTCGCACGTCGGAAACGATAGATTGCTGCCACCGTCACCATCAGTCAGATACACAACATTGCAAACATCAAGTTGATGTGCATTTTGAAACTTGGTGATGATTTCACGAGAAGCAAGCAGAGTTTCTTGGAACGGAGTTCCATTCAAACTAAAACCAGACTCGTACCAATCGTACTTCCACATGCCATGATCTTTGTCTTCAGTGCTAGGGCTGTTGTTCCAGTAATCATAGTGGCGACCATACTCATTGGCAACAACGCACATCGCATTGAACGCACGACGATACTGAACAGGCGACAAAGAAGAGCCAATCAGATGCTTGAGGTGAAAGCAAGTCGTCTGCATCGACATGTCAACAGCACGATTCGAGACAAAACGACTTTTGCTCAGCATATTGCGCAACTTCTTGTTTTCATAACCTGCGGTGGCGTCACTGAAGCCATAAACTTCAAACGGAACCTTGGCAAGTTTACAGAACGACGCAAGCACAAGCATCTGCTCAATCGTGTTGCGAAGAATATCAGCCATCGAACCAGACATATCAACAAACATGACAAAGCCATGATTCTTACCCTTCGGCACGACAGTGATCTTGCGGAACAAGTCATTACTAAACTTGTACTTGTGCAGCACATTCATGTTCAACTCACCAGTGCGAGCAGTCTGCGTTCGAGCATACTCGTTGGCTTTCTTGCGCATCTCGAATTCTTTCAGAATATGCATGATGACTTTCTTGTTGTTGGTGTTAAACTTGCGCACACACTTCTGAACAACAGTGTCATAAGAGATATTATTTTTGCCGTAAGGGAGATTCTTATCAAGCACTTGCACACGGAAGAATCGCTCAAGATCATTCACAACTTCCGTGTTCGGAAGAATAATATTCTCAAGAACAGCATCAGGCAATTCATACATGAAGATCTTGCCAGTCTCGTTGACCAATTCCTGCTCTCGGCGACGGAAATTGCGGTCAGTTACAGACTGCGGTTCACTGTCATCTTCTTGTTCTTCTTCAGTGCCTTCACCAGCACTGTATTGATCGCTGCTAGCATCGTCTTCGTCTTCAGACTCAGTTTGATTCTGCGAATCTTCAGCATCAGTACCGTCTGACTCTTCGTCTAGGTCAGAGTCAGAGTCATCACCATCGTTACCGTCGATGTCATCTTCAAAGTCAGAATTGTCATCGATGTCATCGAAGTCACCAGAATCTTCTGGATTTTCTTGGCGCATCTGCTCTTGAAGATCTTGAAGATTTTGAATCTTGTCTTGCTCATTTTGCTTGGTGTAATCATACACACGGCGAGCAATATCATAAACCTGGTCCCAGGTCTCAGCAGCCTCGATCTCTCGGATGATGTCACGCTCATAGTCATTGAATGAGACAATGACATGCGTGCCCATCTTGAACCGCAGGTTGATGCGGTCAATCAGATTAAGTTTGTTAAGGTCTCTGACCTTCTTGATACCGAAGAAGTCGCGCTCATAAAGAGAAGCATAAGCACGAGCAAAGGACTTGGAAAGTCCAGGGAACTTGCGCTTGACAAGTTTCTCAATGCGTGCATCTTCAACGACATTCAAGAAATCTTTGAACTTCTTGCTGTCGCCTTCCTTCACAGCATCGTGCCAGCCACGCTCAGGAGTATTCAGAGCATGACCGACTTCGTGACCCGTCAGCAAGTCATACAAGTCGCCGTCCATGTCCTTCCAAACAGGAAGAATCATCGTACGATTTTTGAGGTCGAAGTATGCGGTCTTGACATTTTGGTGCGAGACCGTGATATTCTCGCTCGCCAAGAGTTTGGCGAGGATAGACTTAGAAGCCTGTAAATTCGTTTTCATATAGCCATTATCCCTTAAAATAGCTGAAAAGTAAAGGGAAAAAACTATAATGAAATCAATAACTTACGCCACCCTTACTTTTGCCATCTTTTTCAGATTGGTTTTAACCTTTCTCTTGGCGTTTTCTAGATGAATTGGGCTGATGCGATTGGTGTATACAATACCGTCTAGGTGATCAATTTCATGTTGAACACAAACTGCAGTCAACCCATCAAACTCATGTTCTACAAATTGACCACCAACTGCTTGAAAGCGAACATTGATATGGTCTAGGCGATTGCACTTCACATACAATCCTGGATAAGAAAGACAACCTTCTTGAAAATCTGCAATCTTACCAGAAGTTTCTAAAATTTGCGGATTAAACATCACCCATGCCTTTTCGCCCATGTTAACAACACAGACTCTATCTTTTAGTCCAACTTGATTGGCGGACAATCCTAACCCGCCATAATGTCCCATGGTTTCTACTAATGAGTATGCGATATACTCTGCATCTTTTCGAGTAGCAAAATCAAAAGGAATTGTTGGCTGCCTTAAAATTGAGTCATAGAAATCTACTAACTTGAGGATTTCATATTCAACCAACATGCCATCTCTATATTTTAAAATTCTACTCATAGTTACACCATCTGTGAAAAATTCTTCACTTTACCAAATCGTATCGTGTGTTTAAACTTATCAATCATCTGATCAGTCTTGTGAGTAATCACAAAAATGTTTGTATTATCTACAAACATATTTATCAACTTCATAAATTCTTCAGTACCGTTAATGTCAAGAGAACCATCAAAGACCTCGTCGAAGATGAGCAGATTTGTATTGACACTGTTCTTTAACTTGGCGACCGACCTCCAGGTAAACAACAGTGCTAGATCAATACGCTTCTTCTCACCCTCTGAGAAGTTTTCATAACTGAAATCATCTCGGTGACGAGACTTGATGGTCTCCTTGAATTCTTCGTCAATATTAAAATTGACAAAGAAGTCCATCGCAGCCAAATACTTATTAACCAGTTTGTTTATGACTGGAACATATTGCTTAATGATTTTCGACTTAATCCCGCCATCTTTAAGCAGCTGCGCGACAATATCATAATTTTGTGTTTGTTCAGATACTTCTTTTCTTTTTTCGATATATGTTTGTAATGCGTTTAATAACTCTTTTGACTGAGCCTTAAACTCATCGCTCATGGCTGGTTTGCTTTCTATGTCATCAATCTCTTTTTCAAGTTTCGCAATGTAGTTTCGAACCTGCTTGCGAGAAGTATTGATGCGCACAAGATCTTGTTCAAGAGTCTTGAGTTCTTTTTGAGTTGCCTTGATACTTTGGATTCGTTGTAGAACAGCATCACTCTCCACCTTTAGTTTGCTTAGACCTTCAGTAAGTTCTGTAATTTTACTATTACAGGTATGCACTTTTTCTTCTTTGTTATTAATGTCTTGGTCGCAGGTTGGGCAAGTTGAATTTACAGAATAGAACTCGATATCTTTCTCGAGTTTCTGGATATTCCCTTCAATCTTGGCTTCAAGTTGATTTAGTTTCGTAAACTTCTTACTGGTTGAATCATCATCTGACACTTCAGTTAATAGATTCTCAATTTGAGTTTCTTTATCAGTTGCTTCGACTTCAAGTGCTGAAAGCGATTCCGTGTTCTCAGTCACTTCTTGTTTCTTTGCGTCTACGATTTCTTTTGTATTTTTCTTGAGTTCGTCAAGATGTTTCTTGTGTAGTTCAATTTTATCTTTAGTATTATCAATTTGAATCTTGAGTTGCGCTGCTTCGTCTTTCAGAGTATGAATCTTACTCTTAACAATCACATTCATCGCAGAAAAGATCTGAATGTCTAATAGATCTTCAATCACAGTGCGACGATCAGATGCTGACAACTGCATGAACGGAGTAAAGTTAGTCGATCCGAGAATAACAATTTGCGTGAATGACTTGTAGTTCATCTTGAGAATAATCTTTTCAAGATGGTCCTGATAATCTTTTGCCTTGGCGTCTTGATTTAAAAGATCGCCATCGCAATAGATCTCAAACACATTTGGTTTGATGCCACGAATGACTTTATATGACTTCTTGCCAATATCAAACTCAACTTCAACAACGCAATCTTTTTCGTTGACTGAGTTGATAAGTTGAGGTTTGTTAATATTGCGGAATGGCTTGCCAAACAATGAGAATGTGATGGCGTCCAAGAAAGTCGACTTTCCAGCACCGTTTTCACCAACGATTAGCGTCGTGGCGTTTTCATTCAGAGGAATCTCAGTAAAGACATTTCCCGTAGAAAGGAAATTTCGATATCTAACACTTTTAAATAAAATCACAGCGTCTCCATAGAAACGGCTTCGTTGTATACATCGCGCAGTACAGTCTTAATCTTATCTGATTCTACAGGTAAAGTCAAACCATCAACATACTTGTTTAAAATTGATATTGTATCTTCTGCTTGGTCAACATCAACTTCTACATTTTCATTAAGATGTGAAAAATCCTCAACGACTGAAACCTCTAGTGGATTTACTTTCGTAAGTGTATCCAATAGAGTGTCAAACAAAAATGAGTTATTGCGTTTTTCAACTACAATCTTAACATACTTATTCGTGAGATGAGAATAGTCTGCATTTACCAAATCATTGTAAAACAATTCATCATCGTTATACTGAATCTTGTAGAACATTTGTAATGGGTTCTTTATAAACTCTAACTGACGAGTCTCAGTGTCGTAGATATGGAATCCACGCTCGTCGTTAAAATCTGACCAAGTCATTTCACCTGGAGTGCCAACATATACAATACTTCCATTGTTACTCTTATGATGAAAGTGTCCTGAAAGAACAAGATCATATTTGTTCAATGTTACAGGATCCATGCCTTCATGACAAATATTGCCACGATCCATCTCAAATCCAGCAAGTTCGAAATGACCAAAGCAAACATCATTGTTGCTGTTTTGAATAAACTCTAGGATTTGTTTCTCGTTATCTTTACAGATCCAAGGAATAATATCGATACCGTTCCATGAACATGGTTCATTGTAAACATACACATTTGTATAATCTTGAAGCAATAACTCTGGGGAATTAATCTCCAAAGTATTTTTAAATGTGATGTCATGATTGCCTAGAAGAGTATGCAGTTCTAGATCAAGCCGATATATCTCATCAAAAAAATACCTGCGGCTAAGAGCAAGAGATTGAAAAGAAATATACTTCCGACGATCAAATAAGTCACCCAATTGAAATATGGTCCTAATTCCATGTTGCACCAAATACGGAAAAAAATGTTTACTATAAAACTCACGATAATGATTATGAAAGGCAATGCTATCGCCTCTCATCCCAAAATGAGTATCCCCAAGTATTGCTATCTTACTCACTTAACTACATCCTCATCAACAAACTTTTCTATTCCTGCGGCTTTCTTGGCTTTCTTTTCTTTCCGAGCGTTTTCGTAATTTTGTATGAATTCGGAAATGTTTTCATACAGTTCGAATTGGCGGAAAGTTCCATCCTCATTTTCATTGAGTTCGAACTCATCGAGTATTCCAGCAGTTTCAGTTGATTTGTATTTGACATATAGTTGCTTCTTCTCTTTTTGGATACGACGTAAGAATGCATAATAAGTTATTTGTGTGAAATAAGCAAATGGGTTGCTAGATTTCGCGGGGTCAAAATTGTCAACATACATCACGCAGTTTTCAATTGCATCGGCAACCATTTCGTCTCTAAAAGTATACGACAAGAAGTTTGGCTTATGTGAAAGATTCTCAGCAATCTTCATAAAGCATTCAGCGACATATCTTGGGATTTGCGGTTTTGGTAAACCCAACCTCTTAGCCTTACGAATTGATATGCGATACTTCGTCATCTCTTTGAGGAAGTCTTTATTATTGATGTAGTGATTCTTAGCCATAATTAGTGTACTGGTTTATCCTTTTTGTTTGCCATTGCTTCAAGAATAGAAACAACCTTCTCAACTTTTTCATCCATTTGAGTTGCATTCTTTGAATTCGATTCTTTCTTTTGCGGAATACTTAATTTGTGCTTATTGCTATAGAAGAAATCTGCAACATATTCGTACTGCTCAACGAATTCTTGTTTCACTGGCGCTATTAATAGCACCTCATCATTATAAAACTCTACTTCCTGAATGTCAAGTATAGACTGCGGTAAATATTCGTTCATTAAAAGCAGTTGTCGATTTTCTTCAAAGATAGTTTCAACATCAACCCTGAGCGGCATTTCAATCACAATACAATCATCTTTATGGGTAACATACCCAATAATATCATCAGGAATAGATCTAAAACGGACAAACTTTAATTTTTTTTGGTTTGGCATTAGGTTATCCTTACATTGTTAGTTGCGAAAGGAAATTTTTCTTCACTATAGATCTTCACTCGTTCCTCGTAATGCTTCAATGTGAAGTTTGTATAAGGACCATAACGCAGATCGTCAGCGATATCGTATAGCGTAGCAGCATCTTTGTTTTCACCTAAACGCAACACACGACCGATAGACTGTAATGCTCGAATCTTACTTTTTGTTGGTGAGGAAAATATTATATTATGTAGGTTGCGAATGTTTACACCAGTCGAAAATGTTCCGTAACTTGCTACAATGATCGCATCGTTTTCTTGTTCAGTAATATGTCTTACTGCTTCGCGATCTTCTGCTTCAACCCCACCATGAATAAAGAATACTTTTCGCCCATTTGCTTTTTCAGTTATCCATTCATATAGAAGTTTACCGTGTTTCTCAACATAAGTAAATAAAACGAGACTATTGCCTTTAAGATTTAATGCAAGATCAGTAATGAATCTATTACGACCTTCGTGTTGAACCAGAAAAGCCATTTCATCCTGATAAGTAAATCCCTTAACAGTCTTGCATACAATCTCAGGATACTTCAATACAATACACTTGATACTGAAATTGGCTAATTGTTTGCGTTCAATGAGTTCTTTGGTAGAAATAACTTTAAATGTCGGACCAAACAATCCTTCAAGGACTAACTTGTTTACTTTACTATCATCAAGTGTACCTGTTGTGCCAATACGCACATCACAGTTAATTAACTTGGTCATGATAGATGTAAGAGATTTGGCTTTAAAGGTATGCGCTTCGTCGCCAATGATAAAATCAAACTGCGCAAAATATTTTTTTGGCATGTCATAGATCGACTGCCATGTAGAGATAATCAAATCACTGTCGGGAATCTTACTTTCGCCGCCGAATATTTTTTGGCAGTATTTTTCAACATCCCATCCATTGACAGATGAGTAATTCTGAAAGTCACTATGCATCTGAGTGACGAGGTTAATCGTAGGAACAATGAGTAATCCGCGCTTCTTACCTGTGTTCAACAG